ATCGTAAGCCGCTAGTAGCTGCCTCATATGCTGGGTAGGTTACTACAGATACATCGTACAACCGAGTTTCTAAGATATTACGGTAGGTAGTGCCGTCTTTATCCCGCTCTATCTTTTGACCCTCTGGGGTTACGCTAAATGCGAAACTAGAGCCGCTAATATCGCCTCTTTCTACGCTTTCGGCTAAATCTCGGGCTAACTGCGTATTAGGCAGGTCTACCTCGTATTTCAGCCCTACTTTATCTGCTGAGAGTCTAAGAGTACCGGATTTACTGCGTCCGAGTACCGCTGAGGCATCGTGGTTAAATAGAGCTCTAACATCATCGCCCTCATTTAAGGCTCTGGTAAATGCTCCAGGCTGGATTCGCTCGTAATAATTTGGCATCAACTCGTACTGTGTGCCTGGGTTATCTTCTCTATGATATACAGCAGCATACCCGCTAATAGTAGCTGTACCATCTGCTCTACGCTCTACTGTTACTGGTTGTTCATTAGGGAATAGCTTACGCATTATTAAAACCTTTGGCTTTTAACTTATCTCTGTATAACTGGGTAACCTCACTGGCAAATGAGTTTGTTACCTCTTTTAGGGTTTTTTTGGGGTCGTCTATTCGAGAGTCATCTACCACTCGTACAACGTCTATAAACAAATCGTAAAATAGCGGCTCTACTATAGCGTCTATAAAATCGCTACGATTCCATCCGTTTAAGGTACAAATCATTTTTGATATTTGGCTAATAGAGTTTCGCAAAATAGGCTTCTCCTCATCCGAATTAATTTCTATCCAGACCATGAACCTTTCGTATCCCTTTTTCGCAAATTCTCTGACAACCTTTCGGGTAAGGTAGCCTGTAAATCTCTCTATCTCTTTATCCAGTAGCTCCATAGCTGGAGTAGTTAACTGGCATGGGCAGTCGTCGGCGCAACGCTCCTCCTCTAGCTCCTCCTCTACTGGCTCCTCGGCTTCTACCAAATCGTCTACCGGCTCCTCTACTGGCTCCTCCTCTGGCTCTTGGTCTGCATACTCCATATTTAACGGTCTGAGGTACTTAGAGCCTAGCCCGTCCGGTCTGGGGTTTAGATTCTGCATAGCTCGTACCTCGTCAGGGCTTAGTATGCCAGCCTCGATACCTGTACGGTAGATAGTGTACTGAGTAGATATATCAGCCTGCACTAGAGCCGCAGTATTAAACTCTACAAAATGGCTATTGCTCTCCTGCTCTAACGGGCTGAGTAGCTTTAAGTAACATTCTGCCTCTACTGTTTTGAGCCAGTGAGAGAGGCAGCCTTGCAAGTATGCCCTGTTTTCCTGCTCGAGAGAGTTATAAGAGGCTTTAGAGTCGTCTCCTAATTTGTGAGGAGGGATATTAAACCATCTAGCTACCTCTTTTACCTGCTGATCTCTCGCAGCAGTCATCTGAGTTTGCTCTGGAGTAAATTGCGCTTGATGAAATTTAGCGCCGTCTCTCAGGATCACGCTTCTAAAAGAGTTATCTATACTCTCGTAAGTCTTCCTAAACCCGCTCTCCAGGTTATCGGCTCCCTGCTTAGTCATCCCTGGAGGCATCTCTAAAATACCGCCGATTCTTCCACCATTTACAAAGTACTTAGAGGCAAACTGTTCCGCTGCTAAAGATAATGCAAAAGCCTCTCGGGCTTTATAGAGTAACTGACAGTCTGCCTCTCCCGTTATGCTGATTTGCTCGATGTGTAGAATATTAGAGGCAGCAAATCCCTGCAACTCTCCGTCTATCTCTGATACGTAGAATAGCTGCCCGTCTTTTGTCCGCTGTGGAGTAGTCCTATCCGGCAGTAATGGCAGGAGCTCCGTAGGATTACCGGAGGAGTCCCTATTGATAATACAGTAAGCATTACTCCAGAGGAGTGAATGAGTCATAATTCTACGCCAGAACTTGAAAGCGCTCATCTCTGGGTTAGGTCTGTATTTTATTAGCTTCTGGGCTGGGTGGTTATCGTCTACATCTCTACCCCTAACCCCGAGCTCCGGCATGCGCTTATAAACGTTTATAGGCAGTTTAGCTACATCCCCGCTAATCAGGTTAATAGCCTGAAATACAGGGGCTATCGTTAGGCTGCTAGCCGGGTTAATAGATATTCCAGACTGCGTATTAGTACTACCAAATACCTCTTGCCATACATCGGGGGAGCTCAGGGGTATATTAGGGTTTTCAATGGCTCGGGTTGCGTCTATTCCTGGGGCTATTATGTAGCTGTTGGGTTGCATTTAGAGTAGCTCTATCTCGTTATTTTCGTAATAGTCCAGAGCCGGCATTATTTCAGCCTCGGCAGTAGCTCTCCCGAGAGCCATAATAGCGGCTACTATACCGTCTATTTTCCTCGGGTTATCGTGCCCAGGCTTTACCGGCCTCTTATTGTTGTTAGGGTCTGTTTTAACTGATACATTTTGAGCCTGCCAGTTTAAGACTGGGTTGTCATTGTGTCTCAGTTTTTCTGATATTACTAGCCGCTCTAATTCTGCCGTTGGCGCCGCAAAGTGCATTATAGTTTGTGGGAAGTTTGTGCGATAACAGCCGATTCTATTCTCGAGCCGAGTAGTAATATCTTCCGCATACATCCTATCGTATACTATTTCTGTAATTATAAATCTCTCGGCTAGATTAGATATAGCATTTTCTACGGAGTTATAGTCTATAACATCTCCCGGTATGAGCTCTATGTAGCCCTTATCTGCCCACTGTAGATAGGGAGCTATATGGTCATTCTCTTTCGCTGCCTGTTCTGGGTACCAAAAGAACGGAATAATCGTAAACTCCTCTCCCTCTGTAAATACGAGGACTGCTGCCGTCATATCCCGAGTTCTGGATAGGTCTAACCCTAAAATGCACTCCTGCCCCTCGTAATCTTCTAGCGTAAAATCCCTAGCGCATTTACGCCAATCCTCCGAGCGTAACCAGGGGCTCTCGGACGTACTCCAGATATTTAGCCGGTACATCTTAAAAGCCGCCCAGTCAGAGAGGCTACGCTTCGCTCTATGCAGGCTCTTACTAAACTCCTCCTCTGAGATGATCGTACCCATAGAGGGATTAGCAGCCTTCCATACTTCGGGGTTTAGTAGCTCGTCATCTGTAAGGTTTTCTGGGGCTGCGTATTTGATAAATAAAAACTCGTCATCGTCTATATCTCCTCGATTTACTGACTCTCCGTATTCCCACTGCTTTTTACCGTAGCCAGTAGGGTTATTACCGGCCGTGCTAATTTCAAAACGTAGCCACTCGCTACGGCTGATTCCTGCATGCTCAATAGCCGAGGCAGTCCGAGAGTCTAATACGTGTACCTCGTCTACAATACAGGAGCCATTTAAACCCTCGAGAGATTGATAGTTAGAGCCTGCTACTATCTGATAGGTACTGTTAGTGGGAGCGTAGCTAACTACTCCGGTACTGTTGTTTATCTGGCATAGCTGCCGTAGTGCCGGGCTCTGCTCTACCATCATACGAGCATTTTTATGGACAATTCCAGCCTGCTTAGCGTCTCGGGCTGCCGAATAGATATGATTACCAGGCTCTCCGTCTGCGGCTAACAGGTAGAGCCCTACCGCAGCACCTGTAGGGCTTTTGCCGTTTTTCTTAGGGAGCCAGATACTAGCAATTCTAAACCGTCTAATATTACGCTTGTAGAATTCCGAGTATTTACACCATCCGAACAGACGATAAAACAGCTCTACTTGCCAGTCTAAAAGCCTGATAGGTTTGCCGGCATAATCTCCCTCGTAGAGGCATAACTGAGTCTCTATAAAGTTACATATATGCTCTCCTCGCTCCTCATCCATAAAGTAACCTTTATCGGCTGCTCTCTGGTCTGCCTCGTTACGTATCCAGGCTTTAGTAATTTCGTCTATCATTACCGCTCTCTCGGCTTAATCGCTAGGATAGCCTCGCTAGGTTTATCTACTACGATACGGCTACGACTCGAGGGAGTTAAGCCAAATTCTACGAGGATCTTAATTAGCCTGTCGTACCAGTCCCGAGCCGCTATATCGTTAGGGTTTCGCTTACCATCGACTACAATACCCTCCCGCTCTGTAGCCTCTTGGCATTTTCTCCAGTTAGCGTAACTCTGGGCTAGCTGCTCCATTGCTATACGGTCTGCTGTAGTAACTACTCCTAGCTCATCGAGTAGATCTGAGTAATACGTCCACGCCTGCTTACCGTGTTTATCCTTTATCCAGGTAGGCCGCCTATGCTTTTTTCTATCCGGCTTAGGCTCGTTTAAATTAATGCGTCCTGGGTCGTTTCGGTCTAACCCCTTAAGCCGCTTTATCTCTGTAGGTATAGGTTTACGTCCTCTCGGCATGGCTAACTCAAAATATTAATTGTGCGGAATAATAAAAAAAAG